CCAAATCCTATTAGTGGTACTGACGTTCGTTATTGGTTAAGTGCTGGTAGTGAGGAAGAAAGAAAAAAGAATTTTACAAAAGCATATCCAAAATTTGATTCTCAGATATTCAAATTAATTACTCTTAAATTAAAAAGTTTAAAAGAGTGTATTAATGAAGAAATTAAATTAAACGTAAAAGTTGGAGATACTATTTTAATGGGAAAATTCAAAAACAAAAAAGTAGTAGTAAAAACAATAGGTACGGATGATTGGGGAATGCCAACAATTAATGGTAAAAAGGTAGCAACATTTCGTATTCCTAAAAAAGAAGAATTGAAAGAAGCTGCATCTAATGCAGGGTTTAGTGGAACTGCCGAACCTGACACATCGTTTGTGGCAGATAGACAGAAAAGAATATTAAATAAAGAAAAGCCTGAAAATTGGTATAAACAAGGTGGATACACTCAATTGGATAAACCTAAAGCGGATAATATGAGAGGAGTTGGTAAATCAAAAGATACTGAAACTCAATTTAGAAAATCATATTACAAAATAAATAATGTAGAAAAAAGTACATTAAACCCAGCGGATGACCCACATAAAGTTGAAGATTGGAAAGAAGTAAAACCTAAAAAAGCAATAAAAAAACCTAAAAGATTTTGGGAATTGCCTGATAATCAAAAAGATACAATAATTTCAAAAGAAGATATTAAAGAAATAGTTGAAGATTTTGATAACCTATTAGATGAAATGGGACTTGGTGGTGGAGCTGGTGTTGGATTGAGTTTACCTGGTGGATATATCAATGGTGCACCAAATCCAAAAGATGTTAAGAAATTAAAATCTAAATTGGATAAAGATGGTAGTGAGGAATACACTAAAGTAAAAGAAGATAAAATACCAGGTGGAAAAGCCGAAGGTATGACACTATCGGATATAGCTAAACACCATAAAGTTAGTCAGCAGACTTTAACGAATGAATTTATAAAAGGATATGCAGTAGAAAGAGAGCATACAACCGATGTAAATGTTGCAAAAGAAATAGCATTAGACCATTTATACGAAGACCCAAATTATTATAGTAAATTATCAAAGATTGAAACCCCACTAAGTGAAGGTTTACTTTTAGAAGGTGGAGCATATGGACATATGAATCACCCATTTGATATTCAGATGAATCTTACATTTGGTGACCTTAAAAATATTGTAACCAAAGCACTTAATGGTGATTTGGAATTGGCAAGAGAGAAGACTGATGGACAAGCATTAGCAATTAGTTGGGTGAATGGAAGATTAGTTGCAGCTAGAAACAAATCACATTTAAAGAACAAAGGGGAGGGTGCTATGACAATAGGGCAAGTAGCTACTAACTTTGCTAATAGGGGTGCATTAACCGATGCATACACATTTGCAATGAAAGATTTGTCTGCAGCAGTATCTGCATTATCAGACCCACAAAAGAAAAAGATATTTAAAGATGGTGCATGTTTTATGAATTTGGAAGTAATATATCCTAAGAATGCAAACGTAATCCCATACGGTCAAAATCTTTTAGTATTCCATGGTACGTTTGAATATGATGAAAGTGGTGAGGTTATTGGTGAAAACCAACAAGCTGCAAGTATATTGGCTGGAATGATTAAGCAGGTTAATAAGCATGTGCAATCAACATACACAATACAAGGACCACCGATGTTATCGTTACCAAAATCTGAAGAATTGACTAAAAAGCAAGGTAAGTATATTTCGATGATAAATAAATTACAATCGGAATATAAATTATCAGATTCAGCAGGTGTTGCCGATTACCATCAAGCATATTGGACCGATTTGGTAAATAAAAATGCAAAAGGTTTGGATGCACAACAAAAAATAGGATTAGTTAAACGATGGGCGTTTGGTGATAAGGGATTTCGTATCGCTACAATACAAGATGCTAAAATAAAAGCATGGGCTGATAATATGGATAAAAAAGACCAAACTAAGATATCAAAGGAAAACATAATGAAATTTGAGGAGATATTCTTAGGTGTTGGTGCAGATGTATTGGCATTTGCACAATCGGTACTTACTGCAAATCCATCGGATGCAACTAAAAAGATGAGAGCTGAATTGGGTAGTGCTATTAAATCATTAAAAGCAACCGGTACTGCATCTCAATTGGATAAATTAAAAATAGAATTACAAAGATTAAATTCTTTGGGTGGGTTTGATAAAATTGTTCCTAATGAGGGGCTGGTTTTTGTATATAATGGTAATACATACAAATTAACTGGCGCATTTGCACCTCTTAATCAAATACTCGGTATTTTTAAATTTTCAAGATAATTAATTGTTTTCCTAATTTTGATATACTTATATATACAAATATATCAAACCCAATATGGCAAGAGAATTTAATAAAAAATTTATGCATCCAACTCGTAGGAAGTTGGTAGATATGGTAATGCATGGTGCTGAATATGAAAAAGAATCATTTATTTCATTTTCTGGAGCAGATAAAGAAATTATAAAACGTAAGGTTGGTGAAAAATGGACCGATGATGATGGAAAGACTTGGGAGCAATTAGAAGCTGGTAAAGTACAAACATCAGAACTCGGTGATATAATGGCCGAAACAAGAGCTTATTTAGATAAGTTAAATACTTGTAAGAGTGAAGAATGTAAAACTATTAAACCTGGTAGAGTTGATAAAAAGTTAATATCTAAAACTGGATATTGTTTACATTGTCTTACTATAAGAGAAGCCCAAATAAAATATGATGGATTGTGGAAAGAATATGAAGATTATAAAATATATTCTAATATGATTGCGTATGGCAATGATGTGGTAGCACAATTCCAACAAGCTTATAACGATGCTAAACAAACATACGAAGTAGTTCACGAAGATGGTAAAATTGAAACTTGGAGTATGGAGAGAGATGTAGAAGAACTTAAAGCAGAAATCCTTTTGGAGATTGTTAAGTTTGAAGGTGAGATTGAACAGGCTACTAAATTAAGAAATGAGGCTTATGCTAAATTAAAAGATAAAAATTACGATTTAGTAAGACCACTTAACGATTAGTATGAACACAGGTATAACACAAAAGAAGTCTCTTAAAGAGATAATAGCTGATGAATACAAAAAGTGCGCGGTAGACCCGATTCACTTTATGAAAAAGTATTGTATGATTCAGCACCCGGTCAGGGGTAAGATACCTTTTCACCTTTTTCCATTTCAGGAAAAAACTTTAACTGAATTCGCTTCCAATCGATTTAATATAGTTCTTAAATCACGTCAGACTGGTATATCAACTCTTTGCGCCGGTTTTGCACTTTGGAAAATGTTATTTAATGGCGATTTTAATGTATTAGTTATTGCAACAAAACAAGATGTAGCAAAAAACTTAGTAACTAAAGTAAGAGTAATGCATGAATTACTTCCTTCTTGGTTAAAAGGTGGTTCTTTAGAAGATAACAAGCTATCACTTCGTTTACATAATGGTTCTCAAATTAAGGCTATTGCTTCTTCTCCTGATGCAGGACGTTCTGAAGCCCTATCACTTCTTATATTCGATGAGGCCGCCTTCATTGATGATATTGATGAGATTTGGGTGGCAGCTCAATCAACCCTATCAACGGGTGGTGCTTGTGTTGCGTTATCCACCCCCAATGGTGTTGGTAACTGGTTTCATAAAACTTGGTTAGGAGCGGAAGATGGTACAAATCCATTTAGTACAATTCGTCTACATTGGACAGTTCATCCTGAAAGAGACCAAAATTGGAGAGATGAACAGCAAAAATTATTAGGAGCTAAAAAAGCTGCTCAAGAGTGTGATTGTGATTTTGTATCTTCTGGAGATACCGTAATTGATCCAGAACTTTTAATGTTTTACAAAGAAACATATTGTCAAGACCCAATTGAAAAAACTGGATTTGATGGAAATCTTTGGAGATGGGAATATCCTGCGGCAAATGGTTCATATATGGTTGTAGCGGACGTAGCTAGGGGTGATGGAAGTGACTATTCTGCCTGTCATGTAATTGATATACTAAATGCAACTCAGGTTGCAGAATATAGAGGTAAAATTGATACAAAAGATTTTGGAAACTTTTTAGTAAATCTTTCTACCGAATATAATGATGCTTTACTTGTAGTGGAAAACTCAAACATCGGATGGGCGTGTATTCAACAATGTATAGATAGACAATACAAAAACTTATTCTATATGAGTAAGGATTTAAAATATGTAGATGTGGAGCATCAAATGAGAAATAAATATCGTGCAGATGAAAGACAAATGGTAGCTGGATTTTCAACAACTTCTAAGACTAGACCGTTAATTATATCTAAATTAGATGAGTATTTTAGAGAAAAAGCTGTAACAATTCGTTCAAATCGTTTAATTGATGAATTGTTTACTTTTATATTCATAAATGGTAGAGCGGAAGCTATGAAAAGTTATAATGATGATTTAACAATGGCATTGTGTATAGGATTATGGGTCAGAGATACCGCACTTCGTTTGAGACAAGAAGGAATTGATTTAACAAAAAGAACATTAGGGGGTATTTCATCAAATATGCAGCATGCCGGTGTATATGGAACTACTGATAGAGGCGATGACCCTTGGAAAATGAAAATTGGTGATGATTATGAAGATTTATCACAATGGTTATAAATTATAGTGTTTTGATATTTTACGATATTTATGATATATGTCAAAATAAAAGGAGACCACTATGATTAAACTTAAAAATATCCTTAAAGAAGATGAATATGTAGATAAAGCATATTCTAAAGGAGACCAGCCAGCGGATAATCCAATTGATGATTATGATGAATTGGATGTTGAGCAAGAAGATATGGATGATTTTATTGCATATCTTAAATCTTACTCACAATCTTTAGATGAAGCAAATTGTAGCTGTGTGTTCGAAGCGGAGTATCAAGGTAGAGAAGTAAAATTAGGTAAACCATCTCAAGGTGATGTTAAAAAGTTTAAAGTTTACGTTAAAAATCCAAAAACTGGAAAAATAATTAAAGTAAACTTTGGACAAAAGGGTATGAATATAAAAAAAGATAATCCTGGTAGGAGAGCAAACTTTAGAGCAAGACACAATTGTGATAATCCTGGTCCAAGAACAAAAGCAAGATATTGGTCTTGTAGAAAATGGTAAAATAAATTATGGCAGAACAAGAAATAGATGACAGGAGTTTTTTTGGTAGACTGAAAAAACTATTTTCAACAAACGCAATCGTAACCGTTGATAAAGATGGTAAACGTAGAGTTGTAGATGTGGAAGATAGACAATCAAATACAAATTTTGTAAATCTCAGAGATAGATATACTAAATTACAAAGGTCATATTACGAAAGCAATCAGGGTGCTCAATCAATGGCATATCATCAAGTTCGTAGAGAACTTTTTAGAGATTATGATGCTATGGATAGTGACCCGATTATATCTTCTGCTTTAGATATATACTCCGATGAAAGCACAACTAAAAATGAATATGGAGATGTACTTCAAATAAAATCAACAAACGAAAACGTAAGAGAATTATTGCATAATTTATTCTATGATATAATGAACATAGAATTTAATTTATGGCCTTGGATTAGAAACTTAGTAAAATACGGTGATGCTTTCTTAGCATTAGAAATTATGCCTGGTAAAGGTATCATTAATGTAATGCCACATTCGGTATATGATGTAGAAAGATTAGAGGGTACTGACCCAAATAATCCTGATTATGTAAAATATAAAGTTGAATTAGACCGTTTTGGTAAAAAAGAATATGAGCAGTATGAGATGGCTCACTTCAGAATGTTATCAGATACAAACTTCCTTCCATATGGCAAGGGAATGATTGAAGGTGCAAGAAGAATTTGGAAACAATTATCTCTTATGGAAGATGCGATGTTAATCCATCGTATTATGAGAGCACCTGAAAAACGAATATTTAAAATTGATATTGGTAACATTCCACCGCAAGAAGTAGATAACTATATGCAAAAGATTATCAATAAAATGAAAAAAACTCCATTTGTTGATAAAAATACTGGTGATTATAATTTAAAATACAATATTCAAAACCTTACTGAAGATTTTTTCTTACCTGTGCGTGGTAGTGATAGTGGTACATCCATAGAAAACTTAAATGGATTAGAATACGCCGCTATTGAGGATATTGATTACTTAAAAAATAAATTATTTGCAGCATTGAGAGTACCAAAAGCTTACTTATCATACGATGAGAACGTTAATGGTAAAGCTACATTAGCTGCAGAAGATGTTCGTTTCGCTAGAACAATCGAAAGAATTCAACGTACCGTTGTTAGTGAATTAGCTAAAATTGCAGTTGTACATTTGGCAGCGCAGGGTATTGAAGATTCTGAAATGACTAACTTTGAATTAACCCTAACTAATGCATCTACTATATATGAGCAAGAAAAAGTAAATCTTTGGTCTGAAAAAGTAAGATTGGCATCTGATGTTAAAGCACTTAATATGTTATCTTCTGATTGGGCGTATCACAATGTATTTGGATTATCTCAAGATGAAATAGACATTGAAAGAGCTAAAGTAGTTTTGGATTTAAAAGATAGATTTAGACATACATCAATCGAACAACAAGGACAGGACCCAGCAAACCCACCACAGCAACAAAATGTGGAAGAAGAAATTAGTAAATTAAAAACCGAAATCGAATTAAACAGGGGAGTTGGTAGACCTAGAGAAGGTAATACTTATGGTAAAGATAAACATCCATATGGGAGAGACCCATTGGGAGATAAAGAAAATCATAAGGAGAGAAAAAGAGAAGATAGGGTTTTAAATACCAACGCTAAAAAATTAGCAAGGGAATATATAAACGGAATTTCATCAAAAAAGACGATTTTAAATGAAAAATCTGATATGCTTGATGAAAAAAACCTATTAGATGACACAAAAATTTAATAAACATTAATTTGTTTATATTTATATGTGTTAGTTTATAGGGTAGAACAAATATAGGGTAAGTAAATGAAAAAAATTAAACATTCCAAGTTTAAGAATACTGGAGTGTTATTTGAGCTTTTGGTAAGACAAATAACATTGGAAGTTCTTAATGGGGACAAAACGGAAAACGCAAAGAATATCTTAAAAGAATTCTTTTCTCCAAATAAGGAGTTAAACAAAGAATTACGTCTTTACGATATATTGTTAAAAGAAAAGTATAGTTCTGAAACAAAAGCAGATAGATTAGTAGAAACTGTATGTGATGCTCATAATAAGCTAAACCACGTTGCACTTTCTAAAGAAAAATTTAATCTTATTAAAGAAATTTCAGAAAAATTTGAAATTGAACAATTCCTATCATCACCTATTTCTAATTATAAAACCTTAGCATCTATATATAAAGTATTTGAATCCAAAAGAGCAGATGGATATGATATTAAAGATATTTTTAATTCTAAGATTACCCTAATCGAAAACATTACATCAAAACCGGCTCAACAAGTTCAACCAACCGAAGATAAAAAGTTGATTGAATCCTATAAACAACAAGACAAAGACCTTAGATTACTTACCTATAAGATTCTAGTCGAAACTTTCAACAAAAAATATACAAATTTAAATGAATCTCAAAAGAATTTGTTGAAAGAATATATAAACAACATCACAAATACTACTAAATTTAAAGATTATGTTGAAAAACAATTTCCAATTATAATTTCCGAATTAGATGGTATTAAACAAAAATTACAAGATAAAGTTACACAAATTAAATTATCGGAAACTATTTCCGTTTTAGAAAAAATGAAAATTGGAAAGACTGTATCCGATTCTCAAGTTTCATCAATTATGCTTTCTTATGAGCTAATTAAAGAACTTAAATCTAAAGTAAAATAATGGAAGCAAGATTAAAAGAAGTAATTCGTAAATACGTTAGGGAAAGAAACATCCAAAAATCTTTGGATGAAATGTCTGCAACTGCTAATGTTGCTGGATACGATACACCAAACGCATTTGCAAAGCCAGGCCAAACTAAAAAGAAAAACAATAGATTGGCTAGTATAACAGGTGGAACTGTTGTTGATGATTTAGAAGAAACAAAAATATTGAATCTAAAGCAAGAAAAAGAAAAACCAACAGCAGCTAAAAAAGAACCAGGTGCAGAAATTGCAGTTATTAGTGGTATGGAATTAGCTGAAAAGAATTTACATTTAGCCGAAAATCGTTGGGTGGCATTAAAAAGAGAAGATGGTTCTGCAAAATCAAAAATAGGTAAAGGTATTACATCAATTAAACAACAATTAGGAGAAGTTGAAAAATTTGTTAATTGGTATTCTAAATTAAAAACTGAGAATGGTGTTACCAAAGATGATTACTACAAAAGAACTCATAAAAGTTTACATAAAATCAAAGAAAGATTAATGAACCTTTCAGAAAAAATTAGAACACTATAATATGAACACATCAATTACAAAATCAAGACTAAAAGAATTAGTTAAAGAAGTAATGGTAGAAGAAGCTGATTATCAGGCATTCTTTAAAAAAGCATTAGAAAAAGCGGGTAAAGGTATTAATGATATGTCCGATGAAGAAAAAAAAGAATTCTTTAATAAGATAGATACTGCTTGGAATGGTAAAGGTGAAAAAAATGAAGATATTTCAGCAGAATTACCAAAAGCACCAATACCTTCTACAATAAATCAAAAGATGGCACAGGCTATAAATTTAATTAGCACGGCAAAATTAAACCCAACTCAAAAACTTCAATTAATTGCACAAATGGTTGATGGTTTAGGATTAGATAAATCTCAGATGGGAGTTATTGCTAATAAGATTAGAAGCAAAATGGAATCTAAAAAATAAGAATATAAATGAAATCGCTTTTAATAGAAACACACTTATTTGAGGGTAAGGTAAAAGAAGATGATGGTGGTAGAACTTTGGTAAAAGGCGTTCTTCAGAGAGCTGGTGCCGAGAACCAAAATGGTAGAATATATCCAAAACCAATCTTAGAGAGAGAAGCTAAAAAATATTTAACATTTATTAAAGAACGCAGAGCTTTGGGTGAGTTAGACCATCCAGATTCAACCGTTATTAACTTAAAAAACGTATCACATAATATTAGAGAAATATGGTGGGAAGGCGATGACCTATGTGGAACTGTTGAAGTATTATCAACACCATCTGGTAACATATTAAAAGAATTGTTAAAAGCAGGTATCCTATTGGGTATTTCTTCAAGAGGTATGGGTTCAACTAAACCTTTAAGTGGAAATAAAGTAGAAGTTGCTGAAGATTTTGAATTGATTGGTTGGGATTTTGTTTCTAACCCATCCACACATGGTGCATTTATGGTCCCAATGAATGAGTCTGTAAATCCACTAAAACAAATTGGTACTGATGCTTGTGGACAATATTGTAAAGCACAGGATATAATGAGAGAAATAATAACTGAAATAGCATAATAATGGCAAAAAACTTTGACATATACGATTTTGTACACAACAATAAGATAACCTTAAAGGTTGATAACAAACAAGGAACTACTGTAGCTAAAGCATACAACGATATCCGTAAAACTAACTTGAAAGAAGTAAAGATAGTTAATGGTAAATTTAGTATTGCTGAAAACTTAGAAGATAGAAAACTATCTACTGAAGTTAAAAAACACTTTTTAGAAATCATTTCCACTTACAATACTTTTCAAGACCAAATGAAAAGACAATCTGATATGACTGAGGTTGCAAATACATTAGGTGCTATCGTTGAAGCTGCAAAAGAAATGACCCTAAGAGAGAGTGGTGATTGGTTCGATAATGTGACTGTAAAAAGAAATATGCAAGAATTGGATAAATTGGGTAAATCATTTGATAAATTTGCTGTTGAAGCAAAAGCAATGGATGAGAGATTACATTCTTTATATGAAGATATGGGCCACATCTTAAATCGTTACTATGAAATTGCAGATATCAGTACTGATACAATGCACGAAAGATTAGGAAATAAAAAGAAATAATTATGATTCGTTTAGGTGGATTAGTATCTCAAAAAGCATTTGGTAAATTTGAAATGGGTAAAGTAATTTCTAATCCATTTGCAAACGCATTCATTAAAGAAGGTGAGGGTGAAGACCACGAAGTTTCTATGGCAAATAATTCAATAGATACCATTATTAAAATGGCAACCGAATTGAAAGCTAAAATGGGTGAGGATGAAAAACAAATTCCGGCTTGGATTCAAGACCATATAGCTAAAGCAGAAAACTTAATTTCTCAAGCATCTGGAAACTATCACGAATATGGACAAAACGAAGCTACTATAAACGAAGATTCCGAAACAAAGAGATTGGAAATGTTGATTAAAAACTTGGAAGAAACTAATAAACTATTAGTACAACAACTTAAAGATACTAAAAGTTTACCAAGTAATAAAAAAGAAAATATTAAAAAATCAATAGCACTAAACTTAGATTTAATTAACTATTATAAAAAATGGTTAAAAGATTACCAAGCAGCTGCAAATGAATCGGTAAATGAAGCATCTCCTTGTTGGAAAGGATATAAGCAAGTTGGTATGAAAGATAAGGGTGGTAGACAAGTTCCAAATTGTGTACCTAATGAATCGGTGGTAAATGAAGCACCAAATACTGGAGAAAGAATACAAAACCTTAATAATAGAATTAAAGCATTAAGAGATAAACTATCTGCAACTAAATCACCGGAACAAAAAAAATTATTTCAAGATAGATTAAAAAACGCATTACAAACACTTTCTAATATAAAAAAAGATTACGGAATTAAAAAAGAAATTAGTAGTAGAACTCCAAAGATTTTTGTAAAAACTGCAGCAGTTGAAAAAAAAATTAGAGAATTAATGGCTGACAGAAAGAAAGCAGTAGTTCCTTACAATACTGAGAAAGACCCGGCTAAAAAAGAAAAATTAAAACAAATTCTGATTAAACTAACTCAACAAATTCAAGGATATGAA